TAGACGCATTGCAGCTAGGCAGGAAGAGAAAATGCGACTGGATTATGAGTTAGTACGAGCACTTAAATGTGCTGAACTACAACAGAAAGGTTTTATGATTCATCCTAAATCCCCATTCTATAGTATGTGTTCTGACATCATACCAATTGCTAAATATATTAAATCAACGCAACCTCCAACCAAAGAAGGATTTAAATTCCCATGGCAGAAGAAAAAGTAAAAGAAGAAAAGAAAGAGGAACCCAAGGTAGTTATTACGCCTGATGAGGTAACCCTCACTGAAGCCTATAGAAAGACTTCAAAAAAAGCCACCCGTG